GGTCTGGCAGATATCGGAGTGAGTGGCCATCAGCGCACAAAAGAGCGGCAAGGCAAAAGACGACTGATGGCGGCAAATGATAATCTTGTGGCCATATTGAAAAAATCTGCTGCCTAACTGCCGCTTTTTGCAATCTCGTGCGGAGTATAGTGAAGGGGTTCAACCGCTATGCGGTTGCCCCGCACTGTTCCGTGCGCGAGGCGACGGACGCTCGGTCATGTTGCAGTTGGGTGCAACCGCTGAACCGGGCGTAACTATCGGCAAGGCAGCATAGCTGAGAAGGTTGCGGTTCGTTCGTGGCCGTTCCTTGCCATTTTCATCCAGCGCCGTTTCTCCTCCGGCTGCTGGTTCGGCGGGTTGAGCCTATTGCGGTAGGCTCCCCGCCGGCACGATTGGCTTGATTGATTGTTGGGTCCTCCTAATTGATAGTTGGAGGAGCCAGACATGACGTATTCCGCAACGAACAGTCCGTTTCGTACCGGTGTCCGAGGACTATGCCCGAGGTGCCAACAAGGACACCTGTTCAAGGGCTATCTAACACTAGCCAAGCAGTGCGAGGTTTGCGGTCTGGACTATTCGTTCGCCGATCCCGCTGACGGCCCCGCATTCTTTTCGATGTCGATCGCCGCGGTGCCTGCGCTGCTATTCGGTATCTGGTTGCAATCAGTTTTTGATCCACCGATCTGGGTTCATGCAATCACGACCCTGCCGATCATCGTGATTGCATGTGTTCTGTTGTTGAGACCAATTAAGGGTTGGTTGGTCTGCTCCCAGTATTTCCATAAAGCTGAGGAAGGAAGGATTGATACCGACTGGCGGCCAGGTCCGCGATAGTCTGTTTCAACTGGCTGGCTCAACGGAATCTACCGGTAACGACTGCCGCGGCCCTTTATGAGCATGCATGCAACCAAGGCCACCAGACCGACGGATGCCCACGCCGATGCGGTTCCGGGATTTTCTCGTGCGTATTGCACAGCACGCTGGCCATGTTCACGTGCCCCTTCGGCGAGCACATTCACCGCGTCCTTCGTGGACGCGAGGGCATCGTCGGTTGCGCCGGATAGATTCCCGAGATGATCTGACAATCGGGACGATAGGCTGCTGATTTCCTTGCGCAGTGCGTCGATTTGTTCGGAAAGCATGCCTTCGGTGGTCTGTGCCATTTCATTCTCCTTTTCGATTACGAGGAGAGAACGGGCGTCATCGATTAATTGTTCCATTCAATTTCAGCGGGCGAGAGCGCTGGTGTGCTCGCCGGTCTCATAAGCCGGATATGATCGGTTCGATCCCGATGCCCGCAACCAATCGCCCGTGTAGCTCAGATGGGAGAGCAGCCGCCTTGTAAGCGGATGGTCCGGGGTTCGATCCCTCGCTAGGGCACCAGTTCGAAGGTAAGCATGGCCAGACGTGATCAGCGCAGCACAGAAGCCAGTGCTTACCGCAAGCTCTACAAGACATCCCGGTGGCAACGCTTACGTGAGCGACAACTGACCGCGCATCCTTTGTGCGCCTATTGCTTGCAGCAGGAGGACGTCACGCCAGCAACGGTGTGTGACCATGTCAGGCCACATAAAGGCGATGAGGCGCTGTTCTTTGACCCAGACAACCTCCAAAGCCTCTGCGCACCATGCCATGACCGCATCAAACAGCGCGAAGAGCTCGGCCAAGACGTCGTTCGGTTTGGTCCCGATGGATGGCCGGTCGGTTGATCGACCCCGGGGGCATCAAAAAGTCCCAAGGCGCGGCAGCCCCGGACCAGCGGGGACCGACAGCGCACGCATCTGCAATTCAAAACATGACCCCATAAGGATTTCATTCCATGGCAAAGCCGAGAAATCCCCTCGGCAAAGCGAAGGTCGAGGGTCGCGACAAAATCAATGCCGGGCGGTACAAAAACCGCGCTGAACCGGCCGCAAACGGCCCTCTTGGGGCTCCTCCCGTCTGGTTGAAGGACAGCGCTGAGATCAAAGCGAAGTCAGCCTGGAAGCTTTTCGCGAAAGAGCTGCCGTGGCTGAATGAATCGCATCGTACACTGGTCGGTATGGCCTCGACTATCCAGGGCCGCATCATGGCCGGGCAGGAAGTTGGTGTGCAGGCGATGAATTTGCTGCGCCAGATGCTTGGCCAGATGGGCGCTACGCCTGCCGATGCCTCCAAGGTGGCGACACCTGACGAGGGCGAGGAAAAGGATGATTTGCTTGACTGATATGCCTGCGCTTGAGCGTGTGAGCGCTTATGCGCAAGCCGTCATTGATGGCAGAGAAGTTGCCGGCCCTCACGTTCGTAATGCCTGCCGCCGCCATTTCGACGATCTCGAACACGGGCACGAGCGCGGGCTGTATTGGGATGACGACGCAGCCGACCGTGTGTTTCGGTTTTTTGAAGGGCGGCTTAAGCTTTCCGAGGGCCAGTTCGAAGGCAAGCCTTTCAAGCTGCACGCCTCACAGGCTTTCAAACTGGGTTCTCTATTCGGTTGGAAACGGGCCGACGGTTCGCGGCGCTTTCGTCGCGCCTACATCGAGGAAGGCAAGGGCAACGGTAAGTCGCCGTTTGCTGGCGGTGTCGGTCTGTACGGGCTGATCGCGGACAAGGAGGCTGGAGCGCAGATCTATGCGGCGGCTGCCAAGAAGGAGCAGGCGGGCATCCTTTTCCAGGACGCCGTCAAAATGGTGCGCGCAGCCCCGGCGCTGGTCGAACGACTGAAGTTCAGCGGAGGTATCGGGCGCGAGTTCAATATCGCGCATCACAAGTCGCAATCGTTCTTTCGCCCGATCTCAAAGGATTCCGGCAAGTCTGGCTCAGGTCCGCGACCGCATTTTGCGCTCTGCGACGAGGTGCACGAACATCCCGACCGCTCGACGATGGAAATGCTTGAGCGCGGCTTCAAGTTTCGGCGTCAGCCATTGCTGTTGATGATTACGAACTCAGGCAGTGACCGAAACAGCATTTGCTGGGAAGAGCACGAACACGCCGTGAAGGTGGCAGCGGGTACACAGACACCGGACGAGGATTTTACGTATGTCGGCGAGGTGATCGACGACACAACGTTTTCCTACGTCTGCGCGCTGGACAAGGGCGACGACCCGCTCAAGGACGAAACATGCTGGAAGAAAGCTAACCCGCTTCTCGGCGTTATCTTGACCCAGGAATATCTTGCTGGTGTTGTAGCTCAGGCAAAGCAAATGCCAGGCAAACTGAACGGTATTCTTCGGCTGCACTTCTGCTGCTGGACCGATGCCGACAAGGCATGGATGCCACGCGAGACCGTCGAAAGCGTAATGGATGACTTCGATCCTGAAGTCGAACACGTTGACAAACCGGTTTTCATGGGTGTCGACCTGTCGGGCAGCAAGGATATGACTGTGCTCGCGTGCGTTGTTCCTACTGGCTTCAAGGAAATGGAGCGGGAAGACGGATTTACCGTCAATCTGCCGACGTTTGATGCGTGGGTGGAGGCTTGGACGCCAGCTGATACGCTGGAAGCGCGAGAACAGGCTGACAAGGCGCCATATGCGCTTTGGGTAAAACAGGGGTGGTTGAATGCTCCGCCCGGCAAGCGAATTAGATATGATTTCGTGGCATCGCGGGTCCAGCAACTCGATCAGGCGTTCGATATCAAGGCCATCGCCTATGACCGCTATGCCTACGACAAGTTCCGCGACGAAGTCGAAGCGCTCGGGTTGGACATTGAACATGTCGCACACCCGCAGGGCGGTAAGGTTCGGGCACGTCCCGAGCCAGCAAAGGTAGAAGCGGCGAAAGCTGCTGGCTTACCGCCGCCGCAAGGCTTGTGGATGCCGGGCTCGGTTCTGGCGCTCGAAGACATGATTATCGACGGTCGCATTCGCATGCGGCGCAATCCGGTACTTATGACCGCCCTGATGGGCGCCACCTTCGATCATGACCCGCAAGACAACCGATGGTTCGTGAAGACGAAGGCGTCAGTGCGCATCGACGCTGCTGTCGCTTTGGCAATGGCGGTTGGTGTGGCGATGGACGGCGCGGTTATGCCGAAAGAATCCGTCTACAAGAAACGCGGCATCCGAATGGCCGGCTAATCGGAACAAGGAAAGATATGGGTATTTTAGACCTGTTCCGGTCCAAACCGGAGGCAGCGCCTTCGGTCGCGCCGAAACGAGCGCCGCGAGCTGACTGGCAATATTTCGACGGCTTGAATGATCCAAGGCTGGCCGCCTTTCTTGGCGGCGGCGCAGAAACTGCGAGCGGCATGGCGGTGACGCCAAAGGCTGCGCTTTTCAACACAACGGTTTTTCGCTGTGTCGACCTCATCTCAGGCAGCATCGGAATGTTGCCATTTTACCTAATGCACAAGGACGGGAAGGGGCGACTTCACCCAGCCGATGATCATTCTCTGTTTGATGTTCTTCTTACGCAGCCGAATAACTGGCAGACGGCGTATGAATTCCGTCGGCAGCTGCAGTCACATGCACTGACCTACGGCAATGCTTTCGCTCGTATTGTCCGAAGCGGCAAGCGCGTGGTCGCTTTGCAGCCACTGCACCCGACTAATGTCACCGTCGAGCAGAAAGACGATCTGACCGTCATCTACAAAGTCGTCTTGAAGGGCGGTCGATATGTCGAGCTGCCCCAGTCGGAGGTATTTCATCTCCGTGACATGACGGACGATGGCGTCATCGGCCTTTCCCGTGTCCAGCAGGCAAAAGAAGCCATTGGCCTTGCCATGCAGACCGAAAAAGCCGCGGCTCGCCTATTTAAGAACGGTACGATGGTCGGCGGCGCGCTCACGCACCCAGGTAAACTCGGTGACCCGGAGTTCGAAAACCTCGACACCAGTCTCAAGGAAAAGTTCTCTGGCGCGGAGAACGCGCACAAATGGCTGATCTTGGAAGAAGGCATGAAGGCCGAGCCGTTCTCTCAGACGGCAAGAGATAGCCAGCAGATCGAGACAAGAAATCATCAAATTGAGGAAGTTGCACGTGCTTTTGGTGTGCCGCGACCTCTGTTGATGATGGACGACACGTCCTGGGGCAGCGGTATAGAAACCCTTGGCCAGCTTTTCGTCCGTTATGGACTGGCGCCGTGGTTCACCGCTTGGGAACAGGCGGTTTCTCGGTGCCTGCTGACCCGCGAAGAGCGTCGATCGTATCAGGCTGATTTCGATGAGCGCGAATTGCTTCGTGGTTCGATTAAAGATCAGGCTGAATTCCTCGCGAAAGCCTTGGGTTCCGGTGGATCTAGACCGTGGATGTCACAGAATGAAGCCCGCGATTATGTGGGCTTGAGCCAGAGCGACGATCCAGACGCGGACAGCCTCAAAAATCCAATGACGCAGCCAGAAACTGGCCGCCCTCCTTCAGGAACGCGTAATGAGCCTTAACAGAACGCCGGTTGCAGCCGTTGCGCGACCGAAGTCGTATCAGTGGGATGTGCCTCTCTCCGCCTTGGAGCGGTGGGAGAGCGCCCCCCAAGCGGCAGAAGCTGACGATCCGAACACAATTTCGATCTTTGACGTGATCGGCGAGGATTATTGGAGCGGAGGCGGGTTTACGGCCAAGCGAGCCGCCGCAGCGCTTCGATCTATCGGGAAAAACCCGGTCACCGTGAACGTGAATTCGCCGGGCGGCGACATGTTCGAGGGATTGGCGATTTACAATCTCCTCGCAAGCCATCCCGGCGAGGTCACTGTCAATGTGATGGGTTATGCGGCGTCTGCGGCATCAATCATCGCGATGGCTGGCGACAGGGTGATCATGTCGACCGGTTCGATGATGATGATCCACCGAGCTTGGGGCCTTGCTGTCGGCAATACGCACGATTTTACCGACGCTGCGACACTGTTTCAGTCCTTCGATAGTTCAATGGCGGATATTTACGCAGCCCGAACCGGACTGGCGCAAGACGTCGTACTTTCCCTATTGGATGGCCCGTCAAAGGCGTCGGACGGCACTTGGCTATCTGCCGACGAGGCCATTGAAAAGGGATTTGCGGACGAGAAGGGCGCTGGAATCGGCAAGCCAGACGCAAAAGCTGAACTTCCCGCACATATCGCAGCAATGCGCCGAATTGACCGGGCGCTAGCTGCAGCAGGTGAGACGCGGCGCTCGCGTACTCAACTTCTCCATCAAATTCGAGGCGAGCGTGATGCCGCCGAGAACGCCAAGCGCGATGCTGGCGAGGACACGACAAGCGAAGCCGCCATTCGTGCGGCACTTTCCAGCAATTTATCAATTCTCAGGAGGTAGTCCGAATGGACGCTACCGAAATTAAAGCTCTTATCGAAAAGCAGGGCCGCGCATTTGAAGCGTTCAAGGCAGAACACAGCGCTGCGCTCAATGACGTAAAGAAGGGCACGGAAGATGTCGTTCGAACCGAAAAGGTCGATCGCATCAATGCCACTGTCAGCGATCTTCAGGCGGCTCTCGACGAGCAGGCCCAGAAGCTCGCTGCTTTGCAGACGGCAGGTGCCTCGCACCCGGCTCGCGACATCAAGAACGCCGAATACACCAAGGCGTTTGACCGCTTCTTCCGCAAAGGCGATGAGGCAAGCATCGATGCATTCATTCAGGCCAACCCACAGGCCGCGATGAGCGTCGCCGTTCCAGAAGATGGCGGCTATACGGCGCCGACCGAATGGGACCGCACCATCACCGACAAGCTGAAGGTCGTTTCTCCGATGCGCGGTATCGCTTCGGTCATACAGATTTCTGGTAATGGCTTCTCCAAGCTCTACAACGACCGCGCTACGGCTTCGGGCTGGGTAGGTGAAACCGCTGCGCGTCCTGAGACCCCGGCTGCAAAGTTCGCCGAGGTGAAGTTCAACACCGGCGAAATCTACGCGAATCCTGCGGCAACGCAGCGCCTGCTGGACGATTCCGAAATCAATCTCGAAAACTGGCTTGCCGGTGAAGTCGAGACCGAGTTCGCCTATCAGGAAGGCATTGCGTTCGTTTCCGGAAATGGCACCGACAAGCCCAAGGGTCTGCTGACCTATACGGCGGCGAATTCGCACCCGTGGGGCGCAATCCCGACGGTGAATAGCGGTGACGCAGCTGGTCTCACGACCGATGGCCTTATTGATCTGGTCTATGACCTGCCTAGCGAGCGCACCCCGAATGCGCGTTTTGCAATGAACCGCAAGACGCAGGGCGCTATCCGTAAGCTGAAGGACGGTCAGGGCAATTACATCTGGCAGCCGGGTCTGGTTCTGGGCCAGCCAGCAACGGTCCTTGGCTTCCCGGTCAGCGAGCTTGCTGCAATGCCGGACATCGCCGCTGACGCCATCCCGGTTGTCTTCGGTGATTTCCAGCGCGGCTATCTGGTGGTTGACCGCATGGGTATTCGCATCCTTCGCGATCCGTACACCAACAAGCCTTTCGTGCAGTTTTACACCACGAAGCGCGTTGGCGGCGGCGTTACTGATCCGACGGCCCTGCGTTACCACAAGATCGCAACGGCACCGACGCCTTAATCTGAATAGTAACGGGGCGCCTTCGGGCGCCCTTCATACAGGAGGCGCTGATGGAAGTGCGAGTTTCGAAGGCATTCAAGGCGGTGCCTGAAGGCGAGGTTTATCCGCGCCAGTTTGAGGTTGGCGATACTGTGTCGGGTCGCATGGCCGAGGTGGCGCGAGCGCTGGGCTGTGTCGCGGACGAGCCTGCCAAGAAGAAGGGCTTCGATCGTGGCAGTGGATCTTGACCGACTGAAGCGGCATCTTCGAATTGAATTCGATGATGAGGATGCAGAGCTTGAAGAATATTTGGCGGCCGCTCAGGGGGCGGCTTTGCGTTATATGAACCGGGCTACGGCGCCGACAGGCGCTGAAGCCGAAGTGGACGCCGCTGTCCTGCTTATTGCGGGAGACCTTTACGAGAACCGCGAGCGACAATCGACTGCCGAGCTGTTCGAAAACAGATCCGCACGCTGGTTGCTTGATCCGTATAGGCTGCTGCGGGTGTAAGCGCTAACCCACCTTGCGGTACGTTCGTAGATTGCCGGAAACGCGCTGCATCTTGTCCGCAATTTCCCTGATAACGAACGAATAGGGCTTATCAGGGATTTGGGTTTTCTCGTTTTTATATTTCCGAGGCGGTCGAACGATGAACCAAAACTCACTTTCGTAAAGCTCATCAAAGAAGGTCATGTAACGCAAAACGCCAGCTACTTCCAAGGTAACGTCTTCCCTACCGTAAGCGTTTTGCATAATCGAAATGAACTGATGGCCCACATTGAACGAAAGTTCTGCTCCGGGGCCGAGTGCATTCCATCGGGTGAAGTCTGCTTTTCCCAAATCGATTTCACTGAAAGGCATTGTTCGTACAACTCTTCCTTCAGAATCGAGTTCTCGTGAAAAGATGCTGGCCTTGTACTCGAACCATTGGGCAGGTGTTTGACCGGTGTTGTGAACAAAAATCTGGCAGGAAGGGTACCGCCCTCTTTCATCACCCCATCTTAGTTCGGCGCGCTCAACATGGACATAGGCGCGGCACTGGTCTCTCCCCGACTGAAGGGTTGCCAAGACTGCGTCATCAGCTGCTTTAACTGCTTTTCTCGTTTCGTGTAGCGTGTCGCGGACGAGAAAAACAGCCCAAGCACTGAACGATGCAGCCGCTACAGACACCAATATGCCTGCCCATTGTGCGTACGTATCGTTCCAGGGGTCAAAATGATTAATGGCGTTTACGATCCTAGAGACATCATCCTGCTGACGTTGGTTATCGTTTGGAGCGTTTGCGCCGGCTTCCATTTGATTGGTTGGCTGACTGAGCCAAGCTGTGGCGACGATCGCGAGAAGCGCTAATCCAAGCGCGATCAAGGCATATTTGTTTTTATGTCTGTCCACGTTTTCCCCCAAGAAAGCAACGCCCGAAATGCCATCAAATCCGAGTCTGGCAACCATGTCGAGCAAAGGAACGCATATGCCCTGGCTCCACTTCACAGCCACCTACGACTTCATTCCAAAGCCTGCGGTAACGATCCGCTACCCGGCGGGCTACGTCGGGCTAGTGACCACACCTTGCGCTAACCGCGCCATAGCTGCTGGCAAAGCCGAGCGGCTTCCAACTCCTACAAAAGACGAGGCTGAAGCATGGCGAAGCGCGCAGGTGCCGGCAGCCTGAATTGCCGTTTGACGTTTCAGCGTCGCGAACAAATAAGCGATGAATGGGGCGGTACTCGCGGTGAGTGGGTCGACCAGTTCACCGTGCCGGGAAGGCTGGAACCGCGATACGGCAGCAATGCCGAAAGCATCATGGCTGCGCGAATGCAGTCCATGCAGCCGTACAATCTGACCATCCGCGGCAGCAGCGCGGCAAGGCAGATAACGGCATCGTGGCGGGCATACGACGCACGGGCGGGGAAGACAGGGGACAAGCCGAACCGGGTTTTCGGTATCAAGACTGTCGTCAATCCGGACGAGCGCGGGCAGTACGTTGAGATGCTAGCGATTGAAGGCGAGGAAACGTGATGGCGATCCTTGGCCTGAAAAGCCTCAATCGCAAGCTCAAATCTCTGCCCGCCTTAGCTGAGGCCGCGATTAAAGTCGCGATGGAGCAGGGTGCCGACGAAATCGTTGCGATGATGAAGCGCCTCGTCCCGGTCGATAATGGCGATCTACGAGATAGCATTGGCTGGACTTGGGGCGACGCCCCAAGTTACAGCCAACGGATTGGCGCCGTTAAGTCGAAAACTGGCAATCTCAAAATAACGATCTACGCTGGAAACTCGAAGGTTCGCTACGCGCACCTGGTCGAATTTGGCAGTGCGCCGCATATCAATGGCGGCATGTTCGCGGGTACACAGAACCCCGGCGCAAAGGCGCAGCCATTCTTTTTTGTGTCGTTCAGGGCGCTCCGGCGTCGGACCAAATCGCGGATCACTCGAGCGATAAATAAATCAGCAAAGCAAATTGCATCGGGGTAGCCCATGGACCCTGTCCTTGAGCTGCAAGGCACGATTATTCAAAGGCTTCGCAGCAATTCTGCTCTCATCGCATTAATCGGTCAGCGCAGTTACGATAACCCGCCCACTAACGATCAGGGTCAGGTTTCGCCTTCTATTTTCCCATATGTCAGCATCGGCCCGTCGAGTTCTGCTGAAGATGACGCCGACTGCGTCTACAGCCACGATATCGTGTTTCAACTCGACGTATGGTTG